TATAGACAAAGCAGACAGCGGGGGGGGGGAGGACGCCTTGCGAAACGCTGGCGCAAGTACCCTGCTTGCACAGGAAGCCAAGCGGATTGGGTTGGATTCAATCGCTAGACTTGAAGCATTTAAATCTCAGACTACAAGCGCTCAAACGGCTTTGTCGGGTGATTTGGATATCTTGAAACGGACCATCGCGAACGATATCCGACCGAAACAAGCACAGGTTGAGACCGAGATTGCAAAGCAAGTTGAAGCACTGATCCAGACAAAAAATGAATTGGTCGGTGTAAAATCAGCACAAGCGACCTATGAAGAGACGACGACGCGTAGACTAGCAGAGCTGACCAACTTGACCAACGGTAAAGCCAGCAAGTCAGAACTCACACAGACAGCCGAGGAACTGGCGAGTAAGCTGGCTAGTGTGCAGGCTGGTAGTTCACGAAATTATTTCAGGAATTCGCGCTCAAGAACTTTCACGACAGGAGATCAAGCGACATACGACTATCGAACATTCATCGTTCCTGATTTTTGGAAAAACAATGACAGGTTCAAGCGTGATTATGTCCGCTTATCTTTTGATGTGACTTTTCCTGTCGCCCTAGCTAAAGATACACAAGCCAATGTTCATTTTAGTGCTCATCCGTGGTATGCCTACAGAGACTTAGTCTTTAAAGGCGGAACGACCGAGCGTCAACATTTTGAGTTCACGATTGACTTATCTAGCTCTTCTGAAACCTATCAGACTAATAATGTATTCATACGTTTTGGGACGAATTACGGCTTTCCAGCTGTTTTGCAGGTCGTTATCGAGAACGCTATGTTATCTGTTGGAAATTATTTTCCAGCCTATCAACCAGCGTATGAAGATCAGGAAGACCGTGTCACAGTAGTCGAATCTAGCTTTAAGCAACGAGTTGATTCGCTAGATGCTGGTGTGAGCCGTCTGACTGAAGGATTGAGAACCAAAGCGGATATCAGCTCACTAAACGTGACTGCTGAAAATATCAGGCAGTCCGTGAAGAGTTTGGAAACAAGCACGCAGAACAAGCTAGATCAGAAATTGAATCTGGCTGAATTTGAAGTGCGGGCTGGATCTATCCGACAAGAAATCCTGAACGCAACCAAGGATAAGGCAGATAAGACTCTGGTCACAGCTGAAGCTGGGAAAATCCGTGAGGAATTGACCACTATTCAGACCTATGTCAATAAAGATGGTCAGCGACAGGAAGCCCTACAGCGCTATGCTCGTGAGGAAAGCTCAAAACAAGCAATGGCTGTACGTGAACTGGTCACTCGAGACTACGTTGGTAAGGCAACCCATCAAGAAGATGTGAGAGGTATTGAACGTAAGTTTGAATCTATCACCAACCCACAAAGTGGCTCGATTGCTACTCAAATTGCTAAATACAAGCAAACAGTTGATGGCAGATTTACCGAAATCACCTCATTGCTTTCTAGCAAAGCCAACCAGACTGACTTTCAGCGAGTTCGAGAAACTAGCCAACTCTATGAGCGAATTTTGGGCAATACTGAAAATGGTATTGCGGATAAAGTCGCTCGCATGGCTCTGACCAATCAGCTGTTCCAAGTTGAAGTTGGGAAGTATGGCTCTGACGGTATCAATCGCGCTTTAAATACAAGCAAGGGCTGGACGAACTTCATCACAATTGCTAGTCCTGCTGGTATCAATCTGAATGCTGATCTTCATAAAGTTGTGGCGTCTGGTCTTGTCGCAGGAGATAAGCTACATGTATGCTTAGAGATTTCTATCGATGATGTTCAACCTATCGCTGGGAAGACGGCTACGGCTGTTTTGCAGTCTTGGGGCGATGTCAAAAAATGGAATTCAGGCAATCCTTTCGGCTATCGTCTCGGCAATTTAATTGCTGGAAATAATTGGCGTAAAATAGAATATGATGTGACCTTAACAGAGCAGATGCTTGGTAATAATTTTTGGTGGCTCAATGTTCGTGTGGATGGTGCATCTCGTTATAAGGTGCATACCAAGCTTCTAAAAATCGAAAAAGGTTCTAGGGCGACACCGTGGTCCCCTGCCCCTGAAGATACCGACGAAGCCGTTCGCTCGGTTCAAAGTCAGCTTGCTGGCTCATGGGTTGTTCAAAATCTGACCAGCGCAGGTTCAATCGTTTCTCAAATCAATGCGACGAACAATCAAATCTTGATTGAAGCTGAAAAAATTCGATTGAAGGGCAAGACCTTGCTTGATGAGCTGACAGCTATTCAAGGTTATTTCAAACGCTTATTTGTTGGTGAGGGTGCGTTTGCGACTCTTAACACAGATATTTTGCGTGCTAACTCTATCACAGCTGATAAGCTGGTCATGGATATGGCCATGGCTCGGATGTTCGTCTCAAGCGATATCTTCACGGATACGCTTGCGGCTAAAGAGGCTTTCATCAACAAGCTTCGCTCTGTCGTAGTCACGGCGACTCTACTTGAAGGTTTCAAAGGTCGCATTGGTGGCTTTCAGATTGGGACGCATGAGAAAGACTCCTCTGTGTACTGGATCACTGGCCAAAATCAATTTTCTGTCGGCATGAGCAACGGGTCTGGCCACTGGTCACAGACAGCTTTATGGGTCAACTGGGGAAACAATTGGGGCTATCCTGGTGACTACGCTTGGTTCGTTAAACATACAGGTCAAATGTATTGTTATAACCGAGCCGAATTTTGGAATACTCCAATTATTCACGGAGATTTAAAAGTAACCGGTCATATTTTCTACAATAATGAGAACTCGGGTAAATCCGGTTACTGGATTCACTCGTCTAAGTACTCAAATTTTGAGCCTTCGAATAACTATCTATATCTCTATTATAGCGGTTCTGGTTACGACTGGATCCCGATGAATAAGGAGATTTCGGATCGTCGATATAAGCACAATATCGAAGCTAGTACAGTTTCAGGTCTCGATGTCATCGAAAGTCTGAAGACGTACAGCTATCGCAAAGAATACGATGGAAAAATAGAAGATATCGCTTGCGGTATCATGGCGCAGGATGTCCAGATACACGCTCCTGAGGCGTTCTTTGAAAATCCTGACGGCGCATACTCTTACAACACATTTGCTCTTGTACCTTATCTTATCAAGGCCATTCAGGAGCTTAATCAAAAAATAGAAAAATTGGAGAAAACAGCATGAACGAACAAGATAAACAAATCAGCACTTTAACAATTAAATCACTAAGCGAGCGAGTCAGTAATGAAGCCACTCAATCAGCTACGCTAGAAGCACTCTACACAGTAACCGCTATGGAACTTGAGCAGATGAAACGAATCATCGAATCTGACGAAGAGCTCAAAACTAAATTTGAAGAAGTGAAAGGAAGAATGACAAATGGCAATTAACAATTATGAACTAGCAAGCAAACCTTATACGCGAGGTTTTGGCGAAAATGTGGCGACTGTAGTAGAAATTCGTCTTTCAGAAGGTAATCGCTACAGTACGAACATGCGTGAGCTTGTAGGCGACCGTACGAATGAGCAAGAGGACGTCTTGATTCAGGCAGTGCTGGATATCCTAAAAGCTGAATTGGATCCAGGTGCTGCAATCGTGCAAGCACAAGCTAAGCTTGAACAAGCAGAGCAGCAGATTGCTCAAAACAAGAGCGAGCAGGATAGACTCTCTGCGCTTGCAAATAAAATCGATAAAGTAGTACGTGTCATGGCACAGGATTCAATCATGGGCGAGAAAATTGCCTACGGGACAACCTACAAGGAGCTTGTCGAACTCTTCCCATTTGCAGAAGAAGGCAAAGCCTATCAACCAGGTGATATGTTTGTGATTGAAGATCCTGAACACGTCGAACTGAACGGTGAGGGCAAGCGTGTCTTGATTCAGACAAATCAGGCTTTCATCTACAAAGGTGAATCTCTCAAGCAACTTGAAGGCGGACCATCTCAAAATGGTCTTCTTGCAATCTGGAAGTGGGAAGGCCAAAAGAATGGAAGTGATCTTGAAACTACTCGAGTTTCTACACAGTAGATTGGAAGTGGTCTGATTGGAATTACTAGCATTTCTGGATAAATTGAGTCCGATTCTAATCGTAATCATTCCTAGCTATTTCTCGTTCAAAAGCACGCAGAATACAAAAGAGACTGACAAGCAAATTAGTCTCTTATCTGACAAAATTAGCTCTATTGAAAAAACAGTCTCAAATGTTGAGAACATTGGCAAAGATAATAGCAAAGGATTGACCATTATTGGAAAAGGTCTTCAAAGATTACAACGTTTTCGATTGCAAGAAAACCTAAAAAAAGCCATTAGACGAGGCAATACCAATCAGCATGAGATTGAGGAATTGTCTCGTCTTTATGAAAGTTATGTCGAGCTTGGCGGCAATGGAGCCATCAAGGTACTGTATGAAAAATTTCTAGCATTGGAAATTGTGGAGGAAAATATAAATGCAACAGATTAACGAAATTTTACTTAATGGAGCAATCAGCATCCTTGTCATTTTAGCAGGAGTAGCAGTTAAGGCAGTCAAGGACTACCTGGTACAAAAAGGTGGAGAAAAGACCATCAAAATCGTTGAAATCTTGGCCAAGAACGCGGTCAATGCCGTGGAGCAGGTCGCAGCCGAAACTGGCTATAAAGGTCAAGAGAAGCTGGAGCAAGCACGAACTAAAATCCGTGCTGAGCTTAGCAAATATAACATCAGCATGACCGACAAAGACCTCGACACATTTGTCGAGTCAGCGGTTAAGCAGATGAATGACGCATGGAAAGGAGATGATGTTAATGTCTAAGAAGCAAGATATGATTAACGACCTCATTGCTCACGCTGATGCAGGAACTGGGGTTGACTATGATAAAATGTACGGATATCAATGTGCTGATGTGACGTGCTACGGAATCTATGAGTATTTCGGTACTCGTCTATGGGGTAACGCTATCGACTTGCTACGGTCTGCAGAATCGGCAGGCTTGCAAGTGGTATATGGTGCTCAATATCCAAAAGCTGGCTGGTTCTTCGTTAAGAACTTCGTGGCAGGCGATGGAGTGAATTATGGCCATACTGGTCTTGTCTACGAAGACTCAGACGGCTCTACAATCAAGACGATTGAGCAGAATATCGATGGCAACTGGGACTATCTCGAAGTCGGTGGGCCTTGTCGCTACAACGAGCGCTCTGTTGATTCGATTGTGGGATATATCGTACCGCCTGAAGAAGACGAATCAGGCTGGAAGCATGATGACACTGGTTGGTGGTGGCGTCGCAAAGACGGATCATACCCAACTGCTAAATTTGAAGCAATAGATGGCAATTGGTTCTACTTCGACGAGTCAGGCTATATGTATGCAAATCGTTGGTTGAAGCATACTGACGGGCATTGGTATTGGCTCGATAAAGATGGCTACATGGCCAATAGCGGTTGGAAGAAGATCAATGGCAAATGGTACTACTTCAATGCAGACGGTGCCATGCAAACTGGATGGGTTAAATACTACGAGAAGTGGTATTACCTGGACGCTGAAAATGGAGATATGAAATCCAACTGCTTCGTGCCATATAATGGTGGCTACTATCTCATGCTTGAAGATGGTCGATTGGCCGAACAAGCTGAATTCACAATCGAGCCTGATGGGCTCATCACTACAAAATAAAAAGAAAGGAGATTCTATTTTTCTTCTTAATGACCCGCAGGCAATAGCTTGCGGGCTTTTTCGTTTTCCTTCACCTGATAA